GTTATAGTTATACCATCATACATCTTTAGTGTCAAGCCAGTTGTCACCTATTTTTGCATCTAATTTCAAAGGCACATTAAAGTCTATATTCCAACGTGTATCAATGATAGATTTCATGTTACTATTTATACTCTCTACTACCTGCAATACCTTATCCACCTCTTCAGGGTGAACATCAATCACTATCGAATCATGCACTGTGTTAACAATACAACTCAGTAAAGGTTCAAGCATACTATCGATAGTTAATAATATTAAAGGAACTATATCTGCTGTAGCAAATGCTTGCACAGGATAGTTCTTTATCTGAGTGAAGTGAGACACAGTGCCATTGTTCTTTCTAATGACATCAGGAAAAGCGAATGAACGACCAGACGGTATTCTTATACGACCTGTCTGTACAGCTTCATTGCCTAACTGCTTGTGCCAATCGGACACACCCTTGTACTTTCTACCAAACTGCTCGTAGTACATAGCTTCTGCTTCAGATCTGCCAAACCCTGTAGCACCATACAGAGGTGCAAAGGTGTGTGCCTTTGCTTCTTGCCTAGACGTAGGTTGCCCTGCGTTTGTGATTACCTGTGCTGTGTAGCTGTGGACATCAAAGCCTTCGCTTATCTCCTGCATTGCTACTTCGTCCTGTGATAAATAGGCAGCAGTTCTAAACTCTAGCTGTGCAAAGTCAGCTTCAAGTATCTTACCACCTTCCCATCGGGACACAAAGATCTTCTTCACAGGAAACGTACCACCTCTAGGCATGTTCTGCATGTTTGGATCTGCACCACTGAAGCGTCCTGTAGAGGTGCGATGTTGCAGTAGTCTAACGTGTAGCTTACCATCAGCTTTGGTGTAGGTAGATATACCTTCAACAAAACTAGAGAGATAGGTATCTAGAGCAGACAGTCTGCGAACATTCTTGAGGAACAACTCTGCCTTGGTATTACCTGTACGCTTGGCATGATGTTCTAATATTTCTAGGTTTACTTTGTTTGTGCTGAAACCATTAGCACTGACCCACTTAGGACTAGGTGGTGTAAAGCGTAACCCTGCCATCTGTGGTCTGTTCTTGTACACCCAACCTGATTCGTTACAGGTTGTACACTTGTTAGGTTTCTTGTAAGGTGTGCCATCCTTTCTTACTTTGGTTATCTTACCACGACCCTTACAAGTTGGACATGTGTTGGCTGTAACTTTGTATACAATGCTTGAATGCATATCAACTAGACCGTTGAACAATGACTTGTCCATGTATGGTTCAAAGTAATTAGCCCACATAGATTTGTCTTTTGGTTTACGGCTGTAAATAACCCACGATAACTGCTCTGGACTATTAAGGTTGATAGGTCTGTCACCCATGAGATCACGAACCTGTTGGCTAAGATCATTCCATATGGTCACCTTCTCTTTCTCAAACTCCTTGCGAACCTCATCTAGTTTCTTGGAGTCCACACTGAATCCACGTTGATATATCTTACACAAGCACACGGCAACCATGTTGGTATGTGTAACTGTGTCCATAAGATCAGCATCACCATTAGTTAGCCTTTGGTGTATCCTGTTTGATAGATCATATGTAGCTCTGATATCATGTAGCAGGTAATCAGATAGCTCTTGATGTGGGATCTCAGATACAAGTATACCACGTTGAAAGTAGCTCTTCATTGTGTCCTGCTTCTTGTTATCTAAATTGTATCGTTCAGCACATTGCTCCAAGGATAATGGTTGCTTCTGTCCACGCTGTAACACATACTCGCCTAGCATAGTATCAAATACAATACCATCATACTTGAATCCTGACTCCCACAACCAAATCAAATCGTGAGCTACGTTATGACATACAAGCACAGTAGTTTTATCTAACTGCTCCTGCACCATAGCATGACCGTTAGGTGTAGGTGGGGCATATGCATGGTCAAACGTAACTATTCTCTCCCAGTTATCTGTCTTCATGCCTACCATAACTAAACTATTCTCAGGCTCAAAGGGATCTAGGTGTAGCTTGTCGTTACGCTTGATCACATTATTTTCTATATCTAATATTAATCTCATACGTTGTCCTTCAAATTTACTAACTCAGCTTCTCCGTATGGTATATGGAAGAAGTGTTCCTTCCTACCCACATTGCCAAGCCATATTTCTTTTATACATTCTTGCGTCATCTGATAGTCTTTTATTCTCCAAGCGAACTCACAGTCTCTTCTTATAACATAGAAGTTAAAGAAAGCATCCTTGTCGTTCATCTCTCTAAATTTATTTACGAGTTTTATTTTACGATGTGGTATGCGTATCTCCTTCCATGTTGGATTCCAATCTCCAGTCCACTGGTTCTTCATTTCTACCTCAGAATAATACTTGTGTCCATTCTTTTCTGAACTTATATCAAAAGAATAGTTCTCACCCGATGATATATTTACATGTCCATTACGTTCTAAGTAATCAATTATAATCTGTTTAGCCTTGCCATCGTTCTCCTTGTATGAGCTAGGTTGAAAGCGTCTGTGAAACGCACCTTTTATTGGTTCTAATCTATTCATGCTGAGTACCTCGCTGTGTATGGGTCTAGCTCACAGACAATCTTGCCATGCCAACCAGACAGTTTGTTTTTTACAACGTTGATATGTCTCTGTGGGGATTGTTCTTCCTCACCTTCAACGTCAGGGTTCTTGGCTAGTAGTAGCATCAGATCTGCTTCTGCAGCTTTACCTGTTCTACTACCTTCCATCATGGCTTGGTTGAGTACAACCTTGCCCTCTGCTTCAGCAGATAGCTGTGACATATAAAATATAGCACAACCATACTGCTTGGCTATCATACGAGCATAGATAGCGTTTGCTTTAAGAGCTTCATCTTGTCGAGCAAACCCTGCTGTCTTAGCAAACTTATCGCCCATATCTAGCACAACTATGTCGGGTCTGTGAGACTTAGCTACACTCTCTACCCATGACATATCACGACCAGTGCAATCAATCATCTCTATATTCTGACGCACTGTAGAATACTTCTCCTGTGTAAGCTGTGGATTCTTAACTATCTGTTCTTGTGTCATGCCTGTGCTTGCAGTTAAATATCTAATACCAACTCTATGCACTGCTTCTTCGTTACAGAGGATGACACACTTAGCACCCTGCCTAGCAAAACCATTCTGTCCTGCTATCATAGATGCATGAAAAGATGTTTTACCTGTGTTAGGTCTAGCTCCAACCTCTATCAGGTGACCCTCATTTACACCCTCAACCTTACGGGTAAGGCTTGGTATATTAAATGTCCACCTTGCTTCCATAGCGTTCTTGGCAAGCAATGTCTCCATAGATATATCTGCCCACTCTACGTTGAGTGTAGGTATGAAGTCATCACCATACTGCTCTAGCATATTACGTAATGGCTCAAGACTTGACTTGCTACCATTGACATAATCAAAACCTAAGTTAGCTATCTCTTCACCAACAACTTGCTGAAACAACTTTGATAACACCTCTTGTGCTACATCATTACCAAGTGGTTGCTCCTTCTTGATACGAACAAAGAAGTCACCATACGCTTGCTTCTGTGCTGTGGTCATTGTTGGATTGTTAGCCAAGAACAGTGCTTCAACCTCATCAGGTGTTACTGATCTGTTGTACCGTTGCATGGCATAATCAACAGAGTTTTTTATCTTACGTAAATCCTTGCTAAATAATTTATCAGGACAACGTATACCTCTATGTTCATCATAGAAGTCTTTCTTCATTAGACTACGTATTAATGCTATTTCCATTTATTTGTTCTCCTATTGCTGTTAGTTTTTCAATGTCGTTAGGATGTCTGTACTTCAGGTCATCGGTTAATCGTAATACTCGTACATCATTTACAATACTTTTTAACTCTCTAAAAAATTCCATAGCTTTTGTTAGTGCATCGGGGTCTAAAGCTATAACTGCTGAAGAGAACTGTGACAAGTACCTCTTGTGTATATCAGACAGAGATGTGCCTAACACAGCAACCCCAACATACACATCACTGCCTACAACTACGGCACTGACACAGTCCTCAACAACTACAGCGACCTTACCACATCCAGATGTGAATGGCAAGCCACTATTCCCATATTTTTTCCATTTAGGTAAAGTATTTCTCAAGCTCCTACCTACAGCATCTACCACTATACCATCATGCACAATCGGAAACACAGCCCTGTTATCTTTTACATCGTGGTGTAGCCCCCACTCGTCAATGCCAAACCTAGATGTAAACCTAGTAATCTCACGCTGCCCCTTGTATGGCACAATGTATTCAGGCATGGTAAACGTTTCTTTATCTTTCTCTTTCTTGGAGAAGGCATTACGAATATCCTTAATAGACATGTGTACAGGTTTAGATCCTGATATGTTACACGATGCCTTGTAGCAGTTCCAAAGCAGTCTACCCATATTATTCGTGGCAGTGAAGGTTTTGTATCCACCACACTCAGGACAGTTCATTCTCTTTGTTTCACCATTATCTATATTTATATCATCTATAATGTTATATATATTATACATTGTATTTACTCCTTGTATTGAGAGCATTCTTAGCACTCTCGTATGTGTGTTTCATGTACGGCTTTACTGACTGCACGTTTGTATGTCCAGTTACAGACATAACTTGCCCCATTGGGACACCACTGTCAATCATTTCTGTTACACCTGTTCTTCTCAGATCCATAAGTCTGAGTTCATCGGGTAGTTCTATCTCTCTCATTATCCGTCTGCCTTTCTTAGATACACCCTCTAGTGTGTATGGATTATATTCTCCATTGACAGGTCTTACGTTAGGTGCTACATATTGTTGAAATCCATAGTCTTCGTTCTGTTGTAGTAGCATGTCATATAAACTATCTGTTATAGGTAGGTACACCTTAGATCTACGCTTTGATTGTTCTAAGGTTAGCTTGCCCTTGTCTAGGTCAAGGTTATCCCATCGTAGCATTCTCATGTCTCCGATTCTCTGACACCATTCGTATGCCATGTGTACTATCAGTCCAACACTTCTGTACTCAAAGTATGCATATGCATAGTCAAGAAATTGACGCACCTGTTCTTTATCCCACACAACTCTGCGTGGCTTGGGTGACTTACGTCTTATATTAGAGAATGGATTGTGATTCCCATACTCCATCTCAGATGCATAGTTATATATTCGTGATGCTGTGCTGCAAATGTGGTTAGCAAAAACTACACCACGTTTTACCCACACTTCGTATGTCCTCTTTGCTAGTCTAGCTGAGACAGTGTGCCACTTTTTATCGCCCAAACTGTCACATAATATCTTAATAAAGTATATGTAATCAGCTTTAGTACTGTCTCGTAAAGCTTTGAAATCATTAGATAATAAGTAGTTGTCACATAATTGTGACAATGTAGTAGACCTATTAACTGTTATCTCTGTAAGTTTTTCTTTACGATAGTCATCAATCAAACTGTTTAGATAACGTGCAGTCTTCTTAGCTTCTGCAAGATCATAGCCTAACTCTCTACGAGACACAACTCCTATGTCAATAAGTTGACGAGGGGGATTGAACCTGTAAGACTTGATGCCTTTGGGTGTGTGTCTTTGTTGCATGTATCGTAGTAGTTTCGTCATTCATCATCTCCTATCTTATAATATAATTTATTTCCCCCATGTCTCTTTATTATGTTAGGGGTGCTTAGTTTCTTGAGGTGGTCAAGCCATCTCTTCTTGTGCATTCTCACCTTGGTATTACCACCACCCTCCCATATCTGTCGGGTAGATAGGTAGACCCACTTCCAACCTTTGTCCACCACCCATATAAAACGACTGTCTCCACCTAGCACTGGTGGTGCATATCTAATATAATATTGAGTGGCATCATCCCATCGCTTACCGATAGGTCTACCATCTTTTCTTGGTGTTTTTATCATGTTTCTTTTCCCACCTATAAAATATATGTTTGTCTATCCTAGTTGTGCGAGTCTTTGTCTTTGCCCAAGAAGGACGGACATATGTAGCATGGTAGTGTGTAGCTCCTTCCGTCAGGTCAAGGCTAATCTTTCCATGTAAAACGATTATAGCATTTTGTAGTGCAGATGACCATTCTTTACTGTCCTTTCTTACGTCATCTTTTTGACCATCACAGTACCATGAGAATTGACACTTGTGCAGTACAGGTTTATTTGTGCCTTTGTATGTAACAGCTTCAGTTACTACATCACATACTGTATCTGGGAATCTATGGTCATCTACTCTGTTCATCACCACTTGGGCAACTGCTAGTTGACCAATGGTGGACTGTGATCTAGCTTCGTGGTATATGTTGAATGCTAGACACATCAGTGCCGTTTCTAAGATAGCCATGTGCCTACCAAAGAAAATACTATAGCTAATATAAATACAGTGATAGCGTAGCACCATGTTATGTATGCTACATCAGGTTCTTCATTCTTTTTCATTTGTATAATCTCCTATGCTAGATGTGATATCATAGTGGGCATACACTAGCATCCCACCAATTACTGTTATACAGACAACAGCCACCAACAGATCTGTCAATATCTCTCGTCTGGTCTTCTTGTGTTTGCTATACTTGCTCATGCTGCCATCCACTCAGGCATGGATCTGCCCTTGCTGTATCGTGCAAACTTGAGCTTGTCTGCCTTGTAGAAGGCACGATATGCCTTGATAGGATAGAACTCATCAGTCTTGAGATGATCAAGCCCACTAAAACATTGAGGGTGTGGTGTTTTAAAGTTAGTTGTATTAGGCACGTAGTTTGTTCCATAATATAAAGAATCCCAATGCTTACTTGCACCATGCTTCTTGCCATACCTAGTTGTATATTCATTTAGCATGGCATCATACAGCCTGAAAGCAAAGGCATAGTTTAAGCGACACTCCATAGCCCACAATGTGCAAGGATGTTTCTGGTGAACAGGCTTGTACAATCCTTTCTCCTCTGCGTACTCAGGTGCATGATGCCATAGTGTAGTGCATAGCATCTGTGCTTCTTCAAGTGGCATCTTTACAATGTGCTGATCACACAGCGACTTCGCAATGTCTTTTACATTTCTTTCAATAATAAATCTATTCATGATATAAATACTCCTATGGTTGCGTTAGTTATTAATGTTATAAGTATGACAAATGCTATTGTCAATAATAATACTTGTCCTTCAGTCATGACAGAAGTTCCTCATAAACTTGCAGTTGTTGAATCGTTTGCAAACACGTTCATGCTTTGCAGTCTCCCAACACTCTGCTCGTGGAAAGTATTTGTTTGTAAATCTTTCAAAGGTATCATCCATCCCCATCATTAATATTAAAGGTAAGATAAAGAATGTCAAAATAATAACTGTGAAAGCAGGGAAGAATCCCTTGTTGTGATATGGTTGCATTTTATCCATACTGCACCACCTGTCCTGTGTTCCACTTGGCTGCTTCTTTCTGTGCGTCCTCATGAGTGTCGAACAGTTTGATAGGACTCTTGTCATCCCACATAGCACCACAGCCTTGTTTAACATAGGTCAAGCCCTCCTCTTCAAAAGGCTCAAACACTACTGCGTATTGTATAAGTTTTGTTGTCATGAATATACTCCTTCTAATATGTGCGAGATCACTGCACGAGTGAAGCCATTGCCGATCATCTTGTAGCGTTGGCTGTTTGATATAGGTTTGAGTTTGTGTACCCGAAACCCCATGTGTTTATCCTGCTCGACAAACTGTCCATACTCAGTCCACCCATCAGGCAAAGTCTGAAGACGTTCACATTCTAAAGGTGTTAATGCTCTCCAATGTAGCTTGTCTGTCTCTACCTTGGGCATTCGCCATCCACCTTGCATGGTAGTCAGTGTAGGACTCTTGCCTTGCCTAGAGTAGACACGCTTGATAATGTCGTAGCCTTTGAGGTCAGCTTCACCGACTTGTCTGCAACCTTTGTGATTGAAGACCACTTGTCTACGTGACTTCTCAAAGTACATCTTCATGCTACCACCTTTGAAGTAGTTGGCATCAATGCAATAGGACTTGTCCCTATCTGCCATAGCACCATCTTCTAGTACATCATTGAGTACGATGCCCATGTCAGCTAACTCGTCATGTGGTGAGTTAGTTATGTAGACACGCTTTCTCTCCTGTCCTGACACCTTGCCACTGTTGTGAGATCGCATCTGTGCATCTGGACGTATGGCACTGATACGCTTATACCACTCGTGCTTGGCTTTGGACTCGACATTCTCAAACAGATAGAACTCAGGCTTCAGACCCTCCAATGCTTGATACATCACCTCAGACAAGTCACGACTGTCTGCTGTGCCAAGCTGTTTACCTGCCACGCTGTAAGGCTGACAAGGGAACCCTGCGATCAGAAGAAAGACATCTCTGCCCAACAGTTCTCGCCAACCATTGGCATCGCCATGATGTATGGCATGAGGTATGTTATGTCTGGACACAGCACTAGCATACTTGTCTGTCTCGAATGTGTGGTACTCGTAGTCACCATCAGGTGATACATCAATACCTGCGTCAAGGCATGAGAGGTAGGCACTGTCTGTGCCACCACATAGACTAACTACTATCTTTTTCGCCATTAGCACTCTCCTTTCTTAAATCGTTTACCATGTTGACCCACTTAGACATCTCCCTCTGATGCCTAAGTTGAGCTTCTCTCTGACGTTTGTCCTGCACAACCTGCGACTTCTTACGCAGGATGTGAGGATTGCGTGGCTTCCACGCTTTGATCTTCTTGTTAGCCATGTTAAGCCACTACCAACTGCTTGAAAGTAGGTGAGTCTACCCACTTGGCAACCTCTTGCTCTCGCTTGAACAGGGTAACTTCTCTGGTATCCTTACCAGTGTTCCTGATCTTGAAGTTGTTTCTCTCGTCACCATAGGTAGCGTAGTTGGTGAACGCACTGTACAGTGAGAATACATTCTCACCCCTAGTGTGAGACTCTTCCTTGTACAAGGAGAACATCTTCTCTGCCTTCTTCTCAGAAGGTATTATCTTGGACAAGATACTTGGCACATCAAAACTAGCAAGATTTATCTTGCCCCAAGTATTGAGCCTAGCCATACGATCAGAGAAGTCTGTGTACCCATCGTACAGTCTCTTCTCCAGACCACCGATGGTGAAGTTAGAAGTGTTCTTACACTTCGTCATGTCATACTCACCTGTGATCATGCCATTGGTGCAGAAGAAGTCGATAGCACCAAAGTAAATCAGATTACCACACGTACCATCAACACCATGCAACGCAATGATACGATAGCCTGTCTTGGTCTTGTGACCATTGTTGGTAACGATATCATAAGTCACATTAGGTAATGTGATATCCATTCGTAGCCAACCCCCACCATGAGCAGATCGGAAAGCTACACTCATGCCCTCTAGCTGCTCGGGTGTATGGTTGTCACGGACAACCTTGTAGACAGAAGAGCAGAATGCTCTGTGTCCTGCAGGGCTAAAGCCCTTGCCCATGTGAGCAATGACATCACCAGTCACAGGGTTGATCACAAACTTGTGACCCTCCATTCGTGACTTCTCGTACTGAGGTACAAAGTCACAGATCTCTGGGAGTTGTTGAATTGTGTTAGGTGTAAAATCTAAAGCCATAATTGACTCCTTTCTCTTGGTTAATGATAAGTTGGCATCTCAGGATGCTGTTCATAGACATAGCCTACGTCTGGCTCTGAGTCAAGTAGATACTCTTTTACAAAGAGAAACTCTACCTTGGCATCTGGATAGCAAGACCTAGTTACGTCCAATGCGTAGTTAATTGCAGCTGAACTGTTCATAATGGTGGGGTACGAGTAAGACACTCGCACCACACCCTTCTGTTCATCTACGGATACAAAGACCTCGTAGTGGATCATTGTTAGGCTACCTTCTTCTGGATAAGGAAGGACTTGATTGGCACATAGTGTGCCACTCTTCGCTTGCCCTTTCTATCGTAGGCATGGAAGCAAGAGTAACTCTTGCCAAAGTTCAAGCGAACCAAAGGTTCACCTGACTTGCCACCTTTACCCTTACGGATAAACCATCCTGTCTCTTGGATGTTGTCATTCCTGTAGATGACAGGCTTGTAGCCTTGTAGCTTCAGCTTGATTGCTGTAGCAATGATTTTGATGGCAGTGAAACCACCTGAGATTTTTGTGCCTTTTGGCAAGTTGTCAAAGTTAAATGTAAGCATGGTAATGCTCCTTTCTGTGTTGTGTCTCCCAACAATGTCGGGAAACGTTGGGTTTATGTACCACAGTTATATAGTACTTTCACTAAAGTTCAAGTACTATATTAACTGTATACTCTGATGAGAGGTCTTCCCTCTCTTATCATGAGCTTGACCATCGTCATGTCATTGCCCACTGTCTCACCTGTGTCTTTGTAGACAAAGGTGGTGTTCTTGTATGGATTGTACGTCACATCTCTCCAGTTCTTATCTGCGTGGTAATATTCGTCCCACTCTTCAGTCGTAAACTTGTAGGGTCTATACCCTACAGCAAAGGCATGGACATTCTTCTTGCCCTCCTCAATGACACGCTTACGTCCCCCTTGTCTTACGACAAAGCTAGGGTTGGTAAGAAATACATCATTGGTTCGGTCAATCACACGGCTAGTCTTGTAGTCCTGTAAGGAATACATACCCTTGTGAATATTCCAATATGCTCTTACAAATTGATCATACATAGTCACCTCCAAAAGTTAAATTTACTGGGAAATCTCAAGCCACTATAAGTGGCTCCTACAGGCACATTTACTTTTAGTCCCTCTGCCCATAAATGTTCACCTATAGATTGCCAAGCCTTCTCTAGATAATAGTTAGAGTCGGTCATATAAAAAACCCTTGCCGTGCCTTCATCATAGGCATAAATATCCATTGCCCATTTCTTTGCCAGATAGGTCAAAGACCTACTGTGGTCAAGAGGTAATTCATCGTGAAATACTATCATCATGCTACTCCTTTCTGACGTAGTCTAAGTTTACGGACAAGCCTTCTCTCTCTAAGAGAGTTGTGCTTATCTCTTCTGTCATTCCCAACATTGTCGGGAAACACTTTCCTCTTCTTGGAAGAGGAAGCATTCTTTTCAAAACCAATATTACTTTGTGTCATTTGCTATCTCCGATGCTTTAGCTTTTCTGTTGCCATGTGCAGGGAAACCAATAATGGTTTCTCTGTGAGACATAGCACAGAGTTTACATTTAGCACAGTCCATATCGTCCCGATATGTAGCAGGACAGACTGTGACCTTCTTCCCCTTCGGGGTCTTGATGTTCCACAGATCAACTCTTGATCTGTACTCATCATAAGTCTCTGACCAGACACCTTTCTTGACATGCTTTCTTTCGTAGAAAGACGGCATGACAGCAGTGACTGGAGCAGGTTTGTGTCCAAAGGACACAAGTTCTGCCAAGTCATCAGCATGGGACATGCTGTTACCTGACAAGTTGATGACAAAGCTTGCAGCTTTGTTACAGATCATGACTATTAGTCGATTCATAGAATCTGACATGTCATGATGAGTATAAGTGAAGCCTTTCTTGCCACCAAGTCTACAAGCTTTCTCAAGCTTGAAGACCTTATCAGCATCAATCTCCCCATTCTTATGGGGAAGATCTCCTGCTTGATTATGTCTCCACAAAGCTGTGGCTTTGTCCTGTACTGTCTGACAAAAGTCATCCCAATCAAGACCAATGTTTGGAACTCTGTTCCAGTGTCCCTTCAAAGGGTAGCCATCTGCATAGCAACCCTGTCCTCTCAGAGGACAAGAGGTAGGACAAGAGTCCTCTTCAGTCGTACTGACTGAAATCTCACCAGTCTTGATATTCGATGACTTCAAAGTCAAGTGAACTTTACTCATTTTAAACTCCGTTTAAGTTGCTTCCCAACATTGTCGGGAATGGTTTCGGTTTGGTCGGCATCAAAGTCTATAACACTAATAGAAATAAAACACCTTCACTGAAGTTCAGGTGTTTTATTTCTGTGTTATAGTCTAAGTCTCTTCGGCAATATAGTCTTCGACATCTTGGATTCTTGCCACCAAGTCATCGGGGAAATATCTTCCCCGATCTTGATACATCTTGATGTGAGATAGTCTATCAGTGACATATTTTATGTCACTCTTCAGATTTGGAAAATCTGCAATAGAGTCAATAAATCTCTCACAAGAATCAATCAAGTCATATACCATTCTGGTATCACTGAAAGTCATAGTTTAATCTCCGATTAAAAAGGTTGAAACAAAAAAAAGAGCATAGCACCTAAGTGCTATACTCTTTCAGTGAAAGGTAGCTATACAGCTACCTTCCTCTTCTTCTTGGAAGCCTTTGGCTTCTGCTGTGAAGCATGGTGCAACTCTATGAGTTGCATGATAACCTCTTCGAGGTTAAGTTGCTTCCTTGAAGCAAGTTCAGCAGTATACTCTGCCAAACCCTTGGGGTTTGTAGGAACCTTGATCACTTTTAACTTCTTAGCAGAAGTTACCTCATTCCCAACATTGTCGGGATTGACCTCAACCTTAGGTTGAGACTGAGAAGTCGTAGACTTCTTCTTGGAAGCCTTTGGCTTCTTCCTTGTTGAGAAGTCACCGACTTCTTCAACAAATGCTCTTTTCATCGCTGAAAGCGATGTAAAGCCAAGGGATTGTTTTCCGTTGGTGAGAACTCTGTTCTCAAGCCAAGGAGTGATCTGGTCATGGTTCCTATAGAACCATAAGCATTCACTTCTCCTCTGAGAAGTGAGTTTGTTCAGAGAACACTCTTCCAATCTCTGATTGGAGATCCTGCCGTATTTGCTTTCCAAGCAAAGCTCATCAATCAGCTTACCAGTTTGGTAAGCTAGTCCACCAGACTGAGTATCAGTCTGATGAAGCTTGGAATGCTCCAACAGAAACTGAGCAGTTTCTGAAGCAATGACAGCTCCCCTAGCTTCAAAAGTACCAGAGTACTTTTGGAAAGCCTGAGGTTTCTTAGAAACCTTTGGAGCAACTTTAGTTGCTTTAGCAGAGTTGCTCTTTAGAGCAGTTACGAGTTTGGATTTTGTGTTTGGCATTTTGCCCTCCTTCTATTAATTGGTTAACACATTTGTAAACAAATGTTGTGTTAACCAATTACTAGGGTTGCCGTTTCCCAACAATGTCGGGAATGGTCATACCCCCTTGGGGTATGTTTTTGGATGACCAAAGAATGACCATAGGCTTTAGCCTAAACCTGTTTTTTTCAGAAATCTTGACCTCAAACAACTGATTGCCTACGGCAACTGATGTGATAACAGTTGCTTTTAAAAACAAACTCGTTTGTTTTCAAGGCGATGCGCATTCCAAGGTGCATTGCGATGCACAATTTGCGTTCACCACGCATCGGGATGCACGATTTCACCTGCATCGGGCATCGGGACGCATGGGGAAGGGGGGGTGCGTCAGATATATGTATATATAAATACACAGATTAGGAAAAATGAGTGTTAACCACTTTAGTACGGATAGAGAGAGGGGTGTCAAATAATTGGTATTGACTACTAAAAGCATACATGATATAATTATATAAACTAGGATGACATATTAAGTGTTACATTAAAGTGTTTATTCAATATAAATAAATAATCACTTACATGTAACATATTAAATGTATGTCTATATAGGGATTTATCCGTACTTTTTTAAATTAATGTTTGACAATGGGAAAAAAATCCGTAAAACTATACACAGATAATGTAATTGAAGAGTTTTATTCTGCTGTGGCTAATAACAACTTAGATAAATTACATATACCTCACAGTGATGTTTTCTACGTAAGAGCCGCAGTGGAAGCCCACTATGGCAGATCTTTTACTTTGAAAGAGGTGGAAGACGCTATGATAGCTGAAGGTTGGTCAGACCATAAATAGGAGCAAAACTATGGTAATGAAAAAAGGCAAAATGAAGAAAAAGGGCATGGCACGAGGTGGTGCTATGATGAAAAAGAAAGGCATGGCAGTGGGGGGACTCAAAAAACCTGCAGCAGGAGCTAAAGGGCTAAAAAAGTTGCCTACATCTGTACGTAATAAAATGGGCTACATGGCTAAAGGTGGCACAATGAAGAAGAAGGGCATGGCTCGTGGTGGAGCTATGAAGAAAAAAGGCTACGCAAAAGGTGGAGCAATGAAAAGGTATGGCACTATGTATAAAGTCGGTGGTGCTGTAGCAGGAAAAAAGTACGGAATGGTTGACAAGAAGAAGAAGAAGTAGTATAATTATGTCACTATGGCATATCTACAAAGTAACATTCCGTATTTCAAAGCTTGGGTAAGACGAGAGTATACCTGTAACTTTGAAAAATATCATGGCGAGTTCTTACACTGCATGGTTATAGCTGTAACAACAATGCCAAATAGGTCACTCAGCTTTCAAGTTATATTTACTGGCTGTGAGACTGACGATACTGACGAACCAAACGTGCATGGTGGAGCTATGTGGGCTAGAATGCCTATCACAGCCCTAGTAGGAGACACTCCTGTAGAAGACTGGGCTGAAGAAATGCCACCCTACATAGCACAACCTTGGGATTGTATGTCTCATGATCATAGTGTGTATGTACTAGACAGAGCTACACCTGCACCGTGGATAGCAAAAGTGGATGGAGAGTTCTATCCTGCTAAATATTACTTTACTGTAGACTACACAAACAGTGAAATAGCTGATGATCCTGCACAACATAAGCAGTCACACGTATTAGAACTGATGGATGCAGGTAAATACACAGGAAATATTGTGGCATTACCCAATAATAGAGTTAGAGTGACACACCCTGCATGGTTTGAAGCAGGAGAAGGACCACCTGACTTTAGACCCTCCCAAAGAATCTTTCATTCAAAGCAAGAAACGGAATATGTGTGGGATACTGGCAGAGTATTCAACAACCTATACGCAAAGGAGAAGAGAAATGGCTCAAAAAAAGTCAACCGTAAACAAAGCAGGTAACTATACTAAGCCGGGAATGAGAAAAAGAATGTTTCAGGCTATAAAAGCAGGGTCAAAGGGTGGTAATCCCGGACAATGGTCTGCAAGAAAGGCACAATTACTAGCTCAACGCTACAAAAAAGGTGGTGGGGGCTATAAGTAATGGCTGACCCTAAGG